GTCTATCCTACTATATCTTCTGGTAAGTCAACTAAAGTTATTATCATATCTACCCCTCACGGGATGAATATGTTCTATAAACTCTGGCATGATGCTGAGAGAGGTAAGAACGAGTACACAACAACAGAAGTACACTGGTCTCAAGTACCAGGTAGGGATGCTGAATGGAAGAAACAGACGATTGCTAATACATCTGAAGAACAGTTTAAGGTTGAGTTTGAATGTGAATTCTTAGGATCAGTTGATACATTAATATCTGCTGCTAAGTTACGTACTCTGGTATATGAAGACCCATTGAAACGTAGTGCAGGGTTAGATATCTATGAGGAACCTATTAAGGATCATATCTATGTTATGGCTGTTGACGTTGCTAGAGGTGTGAGTAAGGATTACTCTGCATTTACTGTTATTGATACGACAGAAATACCATATAAGTTGGTTGGTAAGTATAGGAATTGTGAGATTAAACCAATCATGTTCCCTAACATCATCCATAATGTTGCAATGGCATACAATCATGCTTATGTGATGGTAGAAGTAAATGATATTGGTGGGCAGGTAGCAGATATACTACAGTTTGATCTAGAGTATGATAACCTTCTCATGTGTGCTATGAGAGGTCGTGCAGGTCAAGTAGTAGGACAGGGATTCTCTGGTAGTAAGACACAGTTAGGTGTCAAGATGACTACTACTGTTAAGAAAACTGGTTGTTCTAACCTTAAAGCATTGTTAGAGGATGACAAATTACTTCTTGCAGACTATGATATAATATCTGAGTTAACTACCTTTATTCAGAAAGGACCAGCATGGCAAGCAGAGGATGGTTGTAATGACGACCTCGCTATGTGTTTAGTTATCTTTAGTTGGGTTGCTCTTACTGATTATTTCAAAGAGTTGCATGACTCTGACGTTAGAAATCAGATCTATCTAGAACAGAAAGAAGCAATCGAAGCAGATATGGCACCCTTTGGTTTCATTGAGAATGGGCTTGAGAGTGAAGTTTTTGTTGATGAAGATGGAACTACTTGGAAACAATCTGAAACATCTGAATATGGTGAGTCGCAAGGAGAATATATGTGGGAATACCTTTACTAATGAACATAGACAGGCAGATTGGATTAGAACATCTATTATTTGTTCAGCGTAAATGTAGAGTTTGTGGAGAATCAAAAGATTTATTAGAAGGATTTTACCTTACACGTAAGGATAGAGGTGATCTTCCTTCAGCATACTCCTATGAGTGTAAGAAGTGCACTATAAGTAGGGTTAAAGAGAGTAGACATAAATGTAATTGCACTCAATCATATCCTGATTGGTAGTTCACGTGTTGTTTCCCCGTTGAAAAAGTAGTTTTTAATAAATAATTTCAGCATCAGAACTGAACATTCTCAGGAGATAACAGATGGCATCGACGCAGCTTTCCCCAGGGGTTGTTGTACTAGAGAGAGATCTAACAACAGTAGTAAACGCAACGGTAGATAACGTTGCTGCTATTGTAGGTTCATACGAAAAAGGACCAGTAGAAGAAGTAATTTCAATTACTTCCGAAGCAGAACTACTCTCAGTATTCGGCAGACCCAACGATTTTAATTACGAGTATTGGTTCGCAGCAGCACAATTTGTGTTGTATGGCGGTACTCTTAAAGTTATTCGTGCAGATAACGCATCACTAGCAAACGCTATTGATACTGCACAATTTACTGTCACAAGCTTTAGTGCTGCTGACACGACTCTAACTGTCGCTGACTCTACGGACTTCGACGTTGCAGATATCTTACTAGTTGATGCTGAACTTTTAACAATAGGTTCACTCTCTGGTAATGATGTTGTTGTAAGTCGTGGCCAACTATCTACTTCTGCTGCTTCTCACGTTGCTGGTGCTAACATAACGTTGATTGAAGCTGGTGGAACAAATACCACAATTAATGAAGGTGGTACTTTTTCAGATAGTGACGTAACACTAACAGTTACATCTGCTGCTTCTCTTGGTGCATCAACTAACGACTACATCAGAATTGATGATGAGTTCTTAAGAATCACTGGTGTTGCTGGTAACGACCTAACTGTTACTCGTGCACAACTTGGTTCAACTGCTGCTGCACATACTAATGGTTCTACCGTTACTATTCAGACAGTAACCACAAACAAGACAACTATTAACGAGCAAACCTCAACAGGTATTACTCCACCATTAGTTAAAAATCTTTCCTCCTATGAGGCTACTGTAGAAACCGCCACTAACAACTGGAAGTGGGGAGCACGTAACCCAGGAATTTATGGTAACTCTCTTCGTGTTGTTACTACTGACGTTGGTGCTGATCAGATCATCTATTGTTCACAACCTCCTACTACTGAGTGGGCGTTTACAAATGGTGCTGAAGTTGCATACTCTGCAGCAAACACTTATGCTAAGGTTTATCACTACAATGTAGTTCTAACTCTTAAGACTGGTTCAACTCTAGTTGGTGACTGGGCAGCAGATAATTTCTTTACTGCTAACTCTGGTAACGTAACTGGACGTGTTGTTGCTTGGGATCGTAAGACTCGTAAGTTAGAGATCACAATCGACTCTAGTTCATCTGATGTATTTGAAGTTAACGATGCAATTACTGAACTAGCAAATAACTCTGGTTCTGCTGGTAGTGCAACTGGTGACTCTGGAGAGATCGAGAACATTCAACGTCGTTTATACGTATCTTTGAATACTGGTTCACCACGTTTCTTATCTAACCAGACAGTTAGCGATGCTAACAGTGCTTCTGTAACTATTAGTAACCAAGCAGATGCATATTCAGAAAGAGAATATTCACCTGGTCAACTTTGGGTGAACGTTGCTTCACGTCCTACAAGTTCACAGTGGGTATTAGATCGTGGTGGTCGTCATGACTTATTCCACATCCTAGTCATTGATGGAGACGGAAAACTAACTGGTACACCAGGTAGTGTTCTTGAGAAATTCATGAATGTCTCTAAGGCAACTGACGCTAAAGGACCACAAGGAGAAGCACTTTACTACAAGGATGTAGTTAAGAATAATTCTTCTTATATCTACTGGGGTTCACATGAAACTTCAGCACTATTCGATAAAGATGGTAGTGCTAACGGAAGTATTGGACGCACTGGTGTTAACACAGACTTTGATTTATTCAAATCTTCTGCTGCAATCTATGATATTGACAATCCTACAGGGGGTGCAACATCCGCTGTACAAATGCTCAATACTAAGGGTCAGTCTACTCTGAAGTATTCACTACAGGGTGGTGTAGATGGTTACACTCTAACTCGTGATAAAGTTTTGAGTGCTTATGATCTAGTAAGTGACGCTGAAACACAAGAAGTTGATTACCTACTCATGGGACCATCCATGAGCAATGAACTCGATACTCTTGCAAAAGCACAGAAGATAATTGACATTGCTGCAACTCGTAAAGATTGCATGGCATTTGTTTCACCTCCACGCAGTGACGTGATTGGGGTTCCAACAACTCGCCAAATCGTTGATCGTACTGTTGACTTCTTCGATCAACTAACATCAAGTTCATACGCTGTATTTGATAACAACTACAAGTACATCTATGATAAGTATAGTGATAAGTATCGCTATATCGCTTGTAACTCTGACGTTGCAGGTTTAACATTAAGTACAACACTTAATCAGGAACCTTGGTTCTCTCCTGCTGGTTTTAACAGAGGACAGTTGAGAAACGCTATTAAGTTAGCATACTCACCTCTGAAGGATCATAGAGATATGCTCTACAATGCTAGGGTCAACCCAATCGTTGCATTCCCTGGACAAGGCATAGTCCTCTTTGGAGATAAGACAGCACTGTCTTACTCATCCGCATTCGATAGAATTAACGTTAGACGTTTGTTCTTGGTAATGGAGCAAGCAATTGCTGAAGCAGCGAAGACACAACTCTTTGAATTGAACGATGAGTTTACTCGTCAGTCATTCAAGAATATAGTTGAACCCTTCATGCGTAGGATTCAATCTCGTCGAGGTGTTGTTGACTTCCTCGTTGTTTGTGATAGCACTAATAACCCATCCGATGCAATTGATCGTGGTGAATTCTTTGCGGAGATCTTCGTGAAGCCTACACGCTCTATCAACTACATTACGTTGACATTTACTGCAACTAGGACTGGTGCATCATTCTCTGAGATCACTTCTTAAATTACCCCCTCAAATTCATTAGGAGAATAAAAAATGGGAACCAAATCACAAAGAAAATCCCCAAGTCAGGTCGAGGGCGGTTTTATAGATTCACCGATCTTTAATTTCAGAGACCAAATTGAAGATCTAGCAAGACCCAATCTGTTCCAAGTGGAAATTCAATTTCCAGATGAGGTAGCAGGAAACGGTTTACCTGGCACAGGTGGTCGTACTGGATCATCTGAAGATAGAAGACAGAAAGTAGCAGGATCAAACAATGAGACTGTTGCTGGTGGAAATAAGTTATCTACTTTCCTTGTGAAAGCAGCAAACCTTCCTGCATCTACTATCGGAGTTATCGAAGTACCCTATAGAGGTCGTACTTTGAAAATTGCTGGAGACCGCACATTCGAACCTTGGACTGTTACAGTTCTGAACGATCAAGAGTTTAGACTACGTAATAAGTTTGAAGAATGGGCTACTAAGATTCAGAACTTACAGCAGAACTTACAGGACGCTAAAGAGATTGGTGATTACCAATCAGACGCAGTTGTTCGTCAGTACTCACGTCAAGGAGATCAGAAGAAAGCGTATTCATTCCAAGGCATTTGGCCTAGTAGTGTTTCCGCAATTGATCTTGCTTGGGATACTAACGATACTCCTGAAGAGTACACCGTTGAGTTCCAAGTTCAGTTCTGGTCATTCACAGATGACGTTAACGCTGGAAACTCTGTTCAAAAGGAGACAAACTAAAACCTTCTAAATAGAACATAAGGTTAACGGAAGTATATTAATGGCAAACCTTTTTGGTTATAGTCTAGCAAGGAAGAAGGGTCAGAAATCTCTCGGCCCTTCTTTTGTGCGTAAAGACAGTGATGATGCAGCTGCACCAATATCCGCTGGTGGTTATTTTGGGCAGTATGTTGATCTAGGTGATGCTGCAAATAAAGCAAGTGACGCAGACTTGCTTGGTAGATATAGAGAGATGTCGATCCACCCAGAGTGTGACTCGGCAATTAATGATATTGTTAATGAGGCAATCGCTGGTGATCTTGATAATCATCCAGTAGATCTAGAGTTATCTAACCTCCCAGTTTCAGATAATCTCAAACGAGTTATTAGAGATGAGTTTAGCAATATACTATCACTATTAGATTTTGATAGAAAAGCATACGATTTATTCCGTCGTTGGTATATTGACGGACGTTTGTTTTTCCATAAAATGATCGATCCTAAAGATCCGAAGAGAGGTATTACGGAACTTAGGTATATTGATCCACGTAAAATTAAAAAGATTATTGAATACGACCAACCTAAGTCGAAGATTCAAAATGTAGATCCCGCTGAGGTTATACTTGCTCCTAAGTCCATTGAGTATTATATTTACTCACCTAAAGGACTGAAGGGATATGAGAAACAAGGTATTCGCATTGCCCCTGATGCTATCACGTACTGCCACTCTGGAGTACTTGACATGCAACGCAACCATGTGCTCTCACATCTTCACAAGGCAATCAAAGCACTCAATCAGCTCCGCATGATTGAGGATAGTCTCGTTATATACCGCATGTCCCGTGCTCCAGAGCGTAGGATATTCTATATTGATGTAGGTAATTTACCTAAGCAAAAAGCAGAACAATACCTCCGTGAGGTAATGTCTCGCTATAGAAATAAGTTGGTATATAATGCTGACACTGGTGAGATCCGTGATGACAAGAAGTTCATGTCCATGTTGGAGGACTTCTGGTTACCACGTAGAGAGGGTGGAAGAGGTACAGAAATTTCTACACTTCCAGGTGGACAAAACCTTGGTGAGTTAGAAGATGTTAAGTACTTCCAACGCAAACTTTACCGTGCATTAAATGTACCTGAGTCTCGTTTAGAGTCAGATACACAATTTAATATTGGACGTAGTGCAGAGATAACAAGAGATGAACTTAAATTCCAAAAGTTTATCACTCGTCTCCGCAAACGTTTCAGTGATCTTTTTAATGATCTTTTAAAAACTCAACTTGTTCTTAAGGGTGTTGTATCCCTAGAAGAATGGGATGAAATGAAAGAGCATGTCCAATATGATTACATTGCGGATAACTATTTCAGTGAATTAAAAGAGAAAGAGATATTAAATGAAAGGCTCACTGCACTTGAGCGTATGGATCCTTTCGCTGGACGCTACTTCTCTCTTGATTATATTCGTCGTCAAATCCTTAAGCAGACTGACGAGGAAATACAAGAGATTGATGCGGAGATGGAGCAGGAAATCAAAGACGGTAAGTTAATTGATCCTCTTGCTATGCCAGCTATGGAACATCAACAAATGGAGATGGCTTTACAACCAGAACCAGAGGAAGAAGAGTACCAAGGCGTAGATCCAAAGGACTATAAGAAGGGAGAAATTTAAAACACGCTAAATAAAACATGGAGTGTACATAGAATATGGCATCACAAGCATCACTTGACATTGTAAATGCGTTGTTCGCTGGTCAGAAAGACCTTTCTGATTATGTGGATGGTGCTATGCAAGACAAAGCACTTGAATCAATCACTGCTCGTAAGGGTGAGATTGGTAATAAGATCTTTACTGCCTTGTCGCAGGAAGAAGAACCAGACGCACCTACTGAAGAACCAGAGGTGGCACCTGAAGCATCAACAGAAACCGAGGAACCCGCTGATGAAACTGATAACGGAACAAATAACTGAAGCTAAAGTAGTAATCACTGAAGGTAAAGGTGGTAAGAAAAACCATTTTATTGAAGGTGTATTTTTACAAGGTGGAATAAAGAACCGTAATGGTAGAATGTATCCTGTTGGCCTTCTTGAAAGAGAAGTTACAAAGTATGATTCAACCTATATAAAGTCGGGACGTGCTTTAGGAGAACTCGGTCATCCTGAAGGACCAACCATAAACTTAGATCGTGTATCACATTTAACTACTTCTCTCATGAGAGAAGGAGATAATTTTGTGGGTAAAGCACGTATCTTAGACACACCTATGGGTAAGATTGCAAAGTCTTTACTTGATGAAGGTGTAAAATTAGGCGTTTCTTCTAGAGGTCTTGGATCTCTTAAGGAAGAAGATGGTTGTAAAGTTGTCTGTGATGACTTTATGTTAGCAACCGCTGCCGACATTGTTGCGGATCCCTCTGCACCAGATGCCTTCGTAGATGGCATTATGGAAGGTAGAGAATGGGTTTGGGACAATGGAAACGTTCAAGAACTTGAACAAATCAAGAAACGTATTACCAACGCAGCACAAGCACAGTTGCAGGAAAGAAAGATTTCCGCATTCAACCAGTTCTTGCAAAGTTTGTAAAACACGCAATCTATAAATAACTATAGCAAAATCCGCAATTGCATTACAGAGGAGACACCAATGTCTGAGGAGATTAAAAATCTGGATGAAAACCAAGTGACAAAGGACGCAAGTCCTGGAGATAAAGCCATTAAGAAGTTGGAGAACGACGGATCTGGTTTATCCCCACAAGACCTTGGAGGTCCAACCCCACAAAACAGTAAACCAACTGATGATTCTAACAAGTTTAAGATCATAGCTGGTGGTAATGCTGTTCCCCCATCAACTAAACCATCTGCTGCTTCAGGGCAGACAGCAACCTTTAGTGATAAGGGTGATGTTAAAGCAGGTCATGAACCTGAAGGCGACGTAATTGCTGAGGCTCCTGCGGAGGAAGCAACAACGGAAGAAGAAGATAAAATCCTAGAGATAGATTTATCTGCTGATGTTGCTGCTCTTACAGAAGGTGAAGACCTAACTGCAGAGTTTAAAGATAAGGCAAAGACAATCTTCGAGGCAGCCGTTGTCTCACGCCTAAACGAAGAACTAGAGCGTATGCATACTGATTATGCAAAAGTTCTAGAAGAAGAAGTCGAGTCAGTAAAAACCAAACTTGCGGAACAAGTTGACGAGTACTTATCCTACTCTGTTACGCAATGGATGGACAAGAACGAACTAGCTATCGAGCACGGCATCAAAGTCGAGATGGCAGAATCAGTTCTTGCTGGACTCAAACAGGTTTTCTCTGAGAATTACATTGAAATCTCAGATGAAAAAGTTGATTTGGTTGACGAAATGACCGAACAACTTGATGTTATGGAGAAAAAACTCAACGATCAAATTGAGCAAAACGTCACTCTTGTAAAAGAGTTAGGCGGGTTTACCAAGAATGGGATTGTGAGTGAAGTTGCAGAAGGACTAAGTTTGACTCAAAAGGAAAAACTATCCAGTCTTGCTGAAGCTGTTGAGTTTGAAGATGAAAGTAGTTACCGTGAGAAAGTTACAACTCTTCGTGAGTCATACTTCTCCACCAAGCCTGAGGTTACTTCAACTGAATTAACCGAAGATGTAAAAGTAGAGAACCAAGATGTAGCACCAGGAATGGAAGCATATGTCAACGCACTCTCTCGCTGGTCTGCAAAATCTAATTGATTTATAGATCGTTTAACCCCCTAAATTCTTATTAAAGAGGAATAAAGCAAATGTTCAAAGCAGAACATCTGCAGGAAAAGTGGGCACCTATTCTAGAACACAATGAGATTGATAATATCTCAGATAAGTATAGAAAGGCTGTTACCTCCGTCCTGTTAGAAAACCAAGAAAAATTTTTAAAAGAGGAAGCTGGCATTCTTGCTGAGGCAGCTCCAACTATGTCTGCTGGCACAGCAGGTTTCAGTGGTTCATCTACTGCAACTGGTCCTGTTGCTGGTTTCGACCCAGTTCTTATCAGTTTGATCCGTCGTTCAATGCCTAAGCTTATTGCTTATGACATTGCTGGTGTACAGCCAATGACTGGACCTACTGGTTTGATCTTCGCAATGAGATCACGCTACACTAACCAGTCTGGAACTGAAGCATTCTTCAACGAAGCAAATGCTGAGTTCTCTGGAGAGAACGCTGCATCTGACTTAGGTCAGTCTGCACAGTCAGGATCAAACCCAGGACTTCTTAACGCCTCTGGAACTTATACTACTAACAGTGGTATGACTACAGCACAGGCAGAAGCATTGGGTGATGCTGCTGGCAACCAGTTCGCTGAAATGGCATTCAGTATTGAGAAGGTAACAGTGACCGCTAAGTCACGTGCCCTCAAAGCTGAGTACAGTTTAGAACTAGCACAAGACCTTAAGGCAGTTCATGGATTGGACGCTGAGTCTGAGCTTGCAAACATCCTATCAACTGAAGTCCTTGCTGAAATCAACAGGGAAGTTGTTAGAACAGTTTACAAGATCGCAAGACCTGGTGCTCAGAACAACACTGCTACCGCTGGAATATTCGACCTAGACGTTGACTCTAATGGTCGTTGGTCCGTTGAGAAATTCAAAGGTCTACTCTTCCAGATCGAAAGAGACATGAACGCTATCGGGCATGAAACTCGTCGTGGAAAGGGCAACATTCTAATTTGCTCTGCTGACGTTGCTTCTGCTCTATCAATGGCTGGTGTACTTGACTACACTCCTGCTCTTGCTGGCAACTCTAACCTACTTCCTGATGATAACAGCAGCACACTTGCTGGTACTCTTAACGGAAGAATCAAGGTTTATGTTGACCCTTACTCTGCAAACGTAAGTGATCGTCACTTCTATGTTGCTGGTTATAAGGGTGGATCTCCTTACGACGCTGGACTGTTCTATTGCCCATATGTACCACTACAGATGGTAAGAGCAGTTGGTCAGGATACCTTCCAACCAAAAATCGGATTCAAGACTCGTTACGGCATGATTGCTAACCCATTCGCTGAAGGCACAGACCAAGGCGGTGGTGATCTTGATCCTAATAAGAACCGCTACTACAGACGTGTTCTTGTTGACAACCTAATGTAAATCGATATACCGATATACACACAAGGCACCCTACGGGGTGCCTTTTTTATGCTAGTATACCTAAATATTCATGTAGAATAGGTATAGCCATGAACGGTAGGCTAAACAAAGTTGCAATGACAGACAAGTTATTGAGACTTAAACACGAATTAGATGACAAATGCACCCGCAATGAGATGGGTGAGTGGGAATGCGTGGGAGCAAACAAGTATTTGTACAAAGCTTTGGATATACTTGACGAATATTATATGTAATGATACAGTAGTTTTATGACTGAAGAGGCAATTAAGAAAATATTACCTCATCTTTGTTACACCAAAGAAGAAGTTGATGTGTTGATACGTGCAGCAGTAGAAGAAGCACGTGCAATAGATGAGGAATCAATGCGTAAGCATAATAGGGAGGCAACTATTATTAGTATGATCCTTGGATTCACATGCCTTGCATTATTCCTTGATGGGTTGCTTCGTATACTTGGTATCATCCCACCGTTCCTAGATATTGACGTTAATGTGATCGATGATATAATAGAAAGAGTAGAGCATGATATAATACCTTTAGTTCAACAAGCAAAAGGTTACATCCCAAGATTATGACACCAACAGAAAATCCAGGTGACTGGAGGTATACTCCAGAACAAATGAAAGTTCGAGCAAGTGCACTCAAAATCCTTAAAGCGGAGTTCTTTAATGGTAAGAATGAGAGAGCAATCTATGAGTGTGCTGATGAATGGGTAGGTAAACAAGTTACAACTAATGGCATAGTGTCATACTTTAAAGCATACTTCAAAGGTAAACTTTCTAAATAAAAGAAAGGTTTTGAAATGACAACAGTAATGGCTATATTATTTCTAGCAGTATCGGTAGTATTATTCGGTGCTGCTTTTGGATTGATGTATGCCAATATTAAATCCATCAATGAACAGATGGAGAAACCTCAACAGAAGTATAGGGTTCCTGCTCCACATCCAGAGATGGAAGGTGTAGCATGGGGTGAGGAGTTAATGGTTGTAAACTTTGATGAAGAAGATGACGATGATGATGGGGATGTTCCCGCTGTGGTGAGACGATAAATAATACGGAGACCTGCGTGAACTAATGGGTACTGCTTGGAAACAACAAATAGCAAATAAGAATTTCCTATCTCCGATAGGGTTCAAATTTGTGCTGGCAAAATATCCGAAGGTTGCCTATCTATCACAGTCTGCAAATATTCCTTCTATCAATTTAGGGATATTAGAACAACCTACTATGCTAGGTCGTTCAATTCCTACTGATGGAAATATAACATACGATCCATTTAATCTTCAGTTCATTGTAGATGAAGACATTGAGAACTATCTAATACTACACAACTGGATTAGAGGTCTTGGTGCACCAGATAATCTTAAGGAACGTAGACAATTTATGGATGCTCAAAGCACAATAGTTTCAGGACAAGTTGGAAATGAAACTAGATATGCTGATGCTACACTTACTGTATTAAATTCTAATTTTAAATCCAACTTCCAAGTTGTATTTTATGATATAATACCAACAAATCTTAGTGCATTGGATTTTAATGCAACGGTTGATGGTTCTGACTATGCTGCTGCATCTGTTACTTTCCAGTACAGATCATACGAAATTCAAAAACTAGAGGGAGCACGTAATACAAAACTGACTTAAATAATGGCTGTATTGAATCTTGAACGCATCCAAGAACAGTGGGCAATGGATGCTCCATTAGATGAAAATGACTTAGTTAATCAAGCACTTGCCGTTCCTGGTCTACACCAGAGATGGATGAGTTATCATAGTACATTTAAATTGATGTTGAGCGATGCTAATGTCACTTTGAATCGTATTTCTAAAGAAAAGTATGAATATTATGCTGGTAAATCACCAGCATCAGTGTATAAAGAGAAACCATTTGAACATAAAGTACTTAAAGGTGACTTAGATAAGTACGTTTATGCTGATGATGAGTGGTGTAAAGCCCGACAAAAATTAGATTATATAGAAACCTGTATCTACTACATAGAAGGAGTTCTCAGACAGATATCCAACCGTGGGTATACTATCAAGAACGTTATTGACTTGAGGAAATTTGAAGCAGGTTTCTAATGACAGTTATAAAGAAGAAGAACGAAGTTTACCTTAAGGTAAATGCGGAGCAACACGTTCATCAAGAACTAGCAGATCATTTTTGCTTTGATGTACCCAACGCTAAGTATATGCCACACTACCGAAGTCACGTTTGGGATGGTAAGATACGTTTATATTCACCTGCTACTGGTGAAATATATGCTGGACTATTTGATTACGTAACTGATTTCTTAAAAGAAAGAGGGTACATATATCAGATTGAAAGCGATGAAAACTACGGTAAACCTAACGAGAAAGAAGATTATGTCACACCTGAAAGTACTGCGAGCTTTGTTAGATCTCTCGGACTCCCTTTCAAAATCAGAGATTACCAACTCAGAGCAGTATTCTCAGCGATTAAGAACAATCGCCAACTTCTATTATCCCCCACGGGATCGGGGAAGAGTTTAATAATATATTGTTTAGTTAGATGGCATAGAAAGGTGGGTAGGGAAGTACTAATTATTGTACCTACCACCAGTCTTGTCGAACAAATGAGTAAAGACTTTCAAAAATATGGATGGAGTGCAAATGAAGTTCACAAAATCATGGCTGGTGCGGACAAGTTTGACCCTGCTCCAGTCGTTATTAGTACTTGGCAGAGCATTTATAAGCAACCCCGTAAGTACTTTCAACGTTTTGATGTCATTATCGGGGATGAAGCACATCTATACAAGGCTAAATCGCTAACAGGTATCTTAAATAAGTGTCATGATGCACGATATCGTATAGGTTTGACTGGTACTTTAGATGGTATGCAGACTCATAAGTTAGTATTGGAAGGATTGTTTGGTAGATGTAATCAGGTAACTAAGACTGCGGATTTAATGAAGGCAGGTACCTTAACTAAGTTAAAGGTCCGCTGTTTACTGTTAAAACATGGGTATGTACCCTTCGATGACTATCAACAGGAGATGGATTGGATAGTTTCCAATACAAAACGGAATAAATTCATCACAAAACTTGCGTGTGATCTCGAAGGGAATACGCTAATCCTCTTTAATTACGTGGAGAAACATGGTGATCCGTTATATAACGTTATAAATAGTAATGTGGAAGAAAATCGAAAGGTTTTTTATATCCACGGTGGTGTAGAAGCCTCCGAACGTGAAGAAGTTCGTGAATTGTGTGAAACACAAGTTGATGCTATAATAATTGCATCATACGGAACCTTCTCAACTGGTATTAATATTCGGAATCTTCATAACGTAATCTTTGCGTCTCCTTCTAAGTCTCGTATCCGCAACCTACAATCAATTGGTCGTGTTTTACGTAAAGGTGAGAACAAATCACAAGCAGTACTATATGATATTGCGGATGATTGTTCTAGAGGATCAAGACATAACTATACTCTAAGACATCTGGTTGAAAGGATCAAGATATACCAAGAGGAAAAGTTTGATTATGAGGTCACTAAGATTAAATTCAAATGATCAGTTACATACAACACGATAAAGAGTTCTATGGTGTAATCAAATTAACTAACGGTGAGGAGATCGTTGGTGAAATGATATGCACGGAAGATATTGAGGAGAAGAATAAGGGAACGTCTATGATTTTTATCAGTAATCCTGGTAAAATTAAACAGGTTGAAGTTGCGAAGGATCAGCAGGTAGGTGTAGGGATAGCAATAATTAAATGGCATTTCTTTTCAGAAGAAGAGTTTTATATTGTTACTGAAAAGGATATAATATCTATTGCACCGTTGAGTAAGACAGGGATTTTTGCCTATAAGAATTTCTTACGAGGTGAGAAAGGTATGGCTGAATCTGATAACGAGTATGGACGCACAATGAATAAAGATATGGGTTCTTTGGGAACCGTAGGTAACGCTAGAAATCTCCTCGAAAAAATGTACAAAGCACCCTCATCTGACAAGAAGAAATCTTGACAAATACCTATAGGTATTGTAATATTAAGGAAGGTGCATAACACCAATAATGACAATATCTATGGCTCCTAAAAAGAAGCAACATTACGTTGATAATAAGAAGTTCTTAGCAGAGCTTGTAAAGTACCGTGATAGAATACAGATTGCGGAGAAGAAAGGTTTAAAGAAGCCAAGAATTACTGAGTATATTGGTGAGTGCTTTCTGAAAATTGCTACACATTTATCTTACCGTCCTAACTTTATCAATTACATGTATAAAGAAGACATGATTGGTGATGGGATTGAGAACTGTGTACAATACATTTACAATTTTGATCCAGCGAAGTCAAGCAACCCGTTTGCATATTTCACTCAGATAGTGTACTATGCGTATCTGCGACGAATCTCTAAGGAGAAAAGGCAGATGGACATTAAGGATAAACTGATCGAGAAGAAAGGTTTTGACGAGGTGTTCCACTCTGATGGTGATCATAGTCATTCTGAAATGAACACAATCAAGGCACGTATAGAAACCAACATGCGGAATTGAATGAAACTTCTTATTATTACCGATCAACACTTTGGGGTACGTAATGACAACCAAGTGTTTCTGGATAAGTATCGAAAATTTTATGAGAAGATTGTAATACCATTTATTGATAAGTATGAAATCACCAATGTGTTATGCCTAGGTGATTCATTTGATAAGAGAAAGAGTATAAATTATAATTCGTTAGAGTCAGCAAAGGATATGTGGTTTACCCCTCTTGCCGAAAGGGGTATTCATATGGATATGTTGATTGGTAATCATGATATCTATTTTAAAAATACACTTCGGGTTAATTCTCCTAGTCTATTGTTGAGTGAGTATGACAATATTAATGTTGTAGATACCCCTCGTGAAATTAATTATGATGGTCAATCTATTCTACTCATTCCTTGGATATGTGATGATAATAGAAATGAAACACTAAGGTGTATTGAGGAGAGTGATGCAGATATATGTATGGGACACCTAGAACTCAATGGATTTGAGGCAATACCAGGTCACGTAATGGATCATGGTGATGACCCTAGTATATTTGAAAAGTTTAAGTTAGTATGTTCAGGTCATTTTCATATGAAATCCCGTAGGGGTAACGTTAATTACTTGGGTAATCCGTACCAATTATACTGGGGTGACTACGGTCAACAACGTGGGTTCCATGTTCTAAATACTGATACAACTAAGTTAACATTCCTACCTAATCCTTATAATATTTTTCAAAAGATATATTATGATGACACTAGGAAGATAAAACTACCTGGTAATTTGAAAGGATCCTTTGTTAAATTAGTTGTTGAGAAGAAAACCGATCAGGAATTCTTTGATATAATGGTACATAACCTACAACAGATGGGTTGTGCTGATCTTAAAATTGTTGAAGATCTTACTATAGATCTAGATGATGTTGATGAAGCAATAGAAACCGAGGACACACTGACTACATTGGAAAGGTGTGTTGCAGAGTTGGAAAACAAGGATGATATATTTGCAATTTTGAAATCTCTATATCTTGAGGCACAAGTATGAAATTAGAAGAACATATTGGAATCTGGGAAGGTGCAGTTGACCCAGAGTTATGCCAAATAATCATTGATGAGTTTGAATACTGGTATTCTGTCAGATATTCTCCTGATGTTTTAGGAAAGAAGTTCACCAAAGGTACCTTTAAAACTTCTGAACAACAGTTTAAGGGTAGAGGTGGCAAGATGCAGAGAGATGATATCCAATGCTTTATGGAACGTGTCAACCTAACAGTTGTTCAAGACTTGAATAAGGTTATTGGTCAGTGTTTTACTGAGTATGCAGACACATATCCTGCTTTAATAAGAGAAACAGATCCAGTATCATCATGGAGTTGTAAGGTACAGAGAACTGCACCTGGTGGTGGATATCATTACTGGCATTGTGAGGATGGATGCTTTGCATATCGTGATAGAGTATGTGCTTGGATGGTATATTTGAATGATATTAGAGCAGATCATGGTGGTGCCACAGAGTTCTTCCATCAAAAGTTTTCACAACAACCTAGAATAGGTACAGTACTTATTTGGCCAGCGAATTATACTCATGCTCATAGAGGTGGTTTCCTAACTGGTGATCGTGATAAGTATATTGCTACAGGATGGTTTGATAGAGAACCAGGCATGGCAACTGAAGCATTATATGCAGAAGCAGTCAACATTCACACGGATGATTAGTAGTGTTTATCTTGCAGGACATAAAAAATAATGGTGTTTATGCCGTCAATGATACTGAGACTGGTGCAAGATGTGTCACAATGTTTGTTGACAAAGATGATTGTCAGAGGTATCATGACTTACTCATGGCAAATGGATTCAAAAGAAAACTAAGAGTCATGGAGGTTGATGCGGAAGTCGTTCGTACCAACTGTGTAAATCATGGTTATGATTTTTCCGTCATAACTTCAGACGACATTGTAGTTCCACCCGAAGAAGAAGACAAGGCTCCTTAAATTATGATTGTTTTTGAGAAGATTCGTTGGAAGAACTTTCTTTCTACGGGTAACACTTTTATAGAGATGGATCTTGTTGGTTCTTCTGCTACCTTAGTAGTTGGACATAACGGATCAGGTAAATCCACAATGTTGGATGCTCTTACCTTTGTTCTTTTTAATAAACCTTTTAGGAAAATACTTAAAGGTCAGTTAGTTAACTCAGTTAATGAGAAGGACTGTGTTGTAGAAGTTGAATTTAATATTGGTAGTATAAATTATCATGTAGTGAGAGGTATTAAACCTAATGTTTTCAAGATTTTTAGAAATGGTCAACTCATTGACCAAGACGCAGCGAACAAGGATTACCAAAAATACCTTGAGCAATCAATCCTTGGACTTAATTACAAGTCTTTCACCCAAGTTGTTATCCTTGGATCATCAACTTTTGTACCCTTCATGCAACTCGGAGCAGTTGTCCGCAGAGAAATTATCGAAGATCTACTCGACATCAAGGTCTTCAGTCAGATGAATGCTATCCTTAAGGATAGAATAAAGGATACTAGAGAAGAACAGAAGGCATGTGTACATGAATTAGCACTTGCACAGCAGAAGGTTCAACTTAAAGAGGAGAACATAGATAATTTAGAGCAACAATCAGACAAATATTTAAAAGAAAAGAGAGATAGAATTGATAGAAACCTACAAAGGTCTGATGCTATTGATGGTGAGGTTCACACAATCACTGAAGTAATTGGTAATCTTGAACCTAAGATAACTAAGTTGGATGATTATAAGGATAAGTATGATTCTCTTAAAGAAAGTCGTACTAAACTCAATCAGACATTGAAAAAGACTCAAAAAGATATAGTTTTCTTTGAGAGTAATGATGTTTGCCCCACCTGTACACAGGAAATTCAACCAAAATGGAAGCAACACCATTGCAAAACTCTAAATGAATCTGTTGTTGACTTTAATGAACGTATTTCTGACATAACTAAGGATGCTAAGGAAGTTCTTGCTGAGATTAAGAAGTCAGAGAAGGTTGCTGTTGAATTAATTGAGAAGAGACAGACAGTTAACTCTCTTTTGAAGGAGCAATCTAGATTACGTTTGGATAATAAAGGTCTTGAGGAAGAATTGAGTGGTGGATCTACTGATCTGAAGAGAGAGAAGGAGGTCTTGAGTGATCTGATTGGTGAGAAGGATGATAAGCAAGCAATTTGTTCTAATATTAACAAGAGAGCAGAGAATTTAAAGGTCGTTGGTAATCTTTTAAAGGATGGTGGTATTAAAACTAAGATCATTCGGAAGTTTATACCCACAATTAACCAGAAAATCAATAAATATCTCTCAGAGATGGACTTCTTTGTCAACTTTACCCTTGATGAGGAGTTTAATGAGGTGATTAAGTCACGTTATAGGGACGTTTTCACCTATTCTTCCTTCTCAGAGGGTGAAAAGCAGAAGATTGACCTAGCACTTCTCTTTACTTGGCGTTCAATTGCTCAACAAAAGAACAGTGCTAACACAAATCTATTGATTCTGGATGAAGTATTTGATTCTTCATTGGATAATGCTGCTACTGAGGAGTTGTTGAAGATATTGAAGTGCTTTAGAGATAATTCCAACATGTTTGTGATATCTCATAAGGGTGAAGTGCTTCTGGACAAGTTTCCTAAGACCATTAGGTTCAGTAAACCTAACGATTTTTCTAGAATTTCGGATGAGAATGGGGCTTGACATGGGGATTATACTATAAACTGAGTTTGGAGGTCTTCTAGAGGCATTCTGGCATCATATGGAGGTATTATGAAACTAAGGGGGAGTGACAACGTGAACAAGTCTTTTACTAAGCAAGACAAGAAGGGTCGAGAAGAAACATGGGAGTGGGAGGAGACTCCTGAAGTCCGTGCAGCATTAAAAAAATTACAAGAGAGTAGCGATGCAGTTACCGAACTGGCAACACCACAGCAAAAAGGAACAAAAGCGAAGGTTGAAGCCCCAAGCCCTCCGTCAAGCGAGGGAACGACTGAGACAGTTTAAAAAGAGGCACATTAACCCCACCAAGCGTGGGGTTTCGTCGTATTATAGGTATATACAGAACGAGACACATGGCAACACAAGAAATCAAAGGCACCTTAGCGAAACTACTTGCAACTGAAAATCTAATAGTTGAGCATAGGGTTGTTGAGACAGCATGTTTCGATGTAGATACAAGAATTTTAACTCTTCCTATCTGGGAAGGACTAGAGAACGTGACATATGACCTACTAGTTGGACATGAAGTAGGACATGCTCTCTTTACACCACCATCAGATAAGGAACATATCCCACCAGAGATCCCAAGATCTTATGTGAACGTTACTGAGGATGCTCGTATTGAGAAGTTGATGAAGCATAAGTTTCCTGGTCTTGCTAAGTGTTTCTATCAGGGATATGCCAACTTAAATGACCGTGATTTCTTCCAAATCAATGATGTAGATCCCAGTGAACTTAAATTAATTGATCGTATCAATCTACACTTTAAGATTGGTGCTCTTGCATTGATTCCATTCTCAGATGAAGAGCAACAGTACGTAGATATGGTTGGTGCTGCTGAAACATTTACTGAAGCAGTTGATGCTGCTCAAGTACTCTATCGTTTAGAGAAGTCTAAGCAACAAGAGGCAGCAAAGGCACCTAAAGCAGAGTTTAAAGTGGATGATAAGGAGCAAAAGGGTGAAGAAACAGAAACAACTGGAGAGAAGCAAGCAGAGAAGAATGATATAGTTGAGGATGAAGATCTGCAAGAGAGTAATGAACCTGCAAATGACCCTGCACAACTAGATGTACCTAGTTTTGAGCAAGAATCAGGTCAAGCAGGTGGAGATAGTGCAGATGAGGTTAGAACTGACAAAGCATTACAAGAAGCACTTGCAAATGCTGCTAATAAAAATGAAGAGAGTGCTCCAATATACGTAGAACTTGGGGATGTAGATCTTAAGAAGACTATTGTTAGTCATTCATACCTTAGAGATCAGTACACTGCTTTCTGGAATCAGTGTCAAGAGGATAGAAAACAATATGGTGAGAAACCTGTTGATTTTACACAAGTTGACTCTGAATATCGTAAGTTTAAGGACTCTGCTAATCGTGAGGTGAACTACCTTGTGAAAGAGTTTGAGATGAAGAAGTCTGCTGCAGCATATAAGAGATCAACTGTCTCTAAAACTGGTATTTTAGACATGAAAAAACTCCACACATACAAGTGGAGTGAGGATTTATTCCTGAAGATTAGTAACACACCTGATGGTAAGAATCATGGTCTAGTATTCTATCTTGACTGGTCTGGATCTATGCATCACGTCATTAAGGACACCGTTGAACAACTTCTATCACTAACTTATTTCTGTCGCAAGGTTGGTATTCCATTTGAAGTTTATTCATTCGTTTATGATAGAGTTTGGGAGTATGATGACTCTTATGAGACTGCTAAACCAAACACTCTTGCCTTTGATAACTCTTTCCGTCTTGTTAATCTATTAAGTAGTCAAGATAACAATCAAGACTTTGAAACTTCTGCAAAGTATTTGTTCCGTACAGTATATGGATTGACTTTTAGACAAGTATATGACTGGGAGACAGGCACATACACACAAACTATACCCCTTCCTGGTTTCTGTAGTCTTGGTGGCACTCCTCTAAATGAAGCGATTGCTTGTCTTCCTACACTTCTACCTCAGTTCCGTGCTAAGACTGGTGTTGAGAAGTTAAATGTTATTATTCTTACTGATGGTGAGTCTAATTGCTCTTGCTACTGGAGAAAGAGAACTTGGTTACAAGATGATGGTACTATGGGTTTCAGTATTAACAAGTCAGGTCTATCATACAACTCACACTTCCGTAATCCTAAGACTGGTAGAGTATTTGAGAAGAATGGTTCCTATTTAAATGTAACAAGGAGGTTGCTAGAGTATGTTAGGGATGCTCAGAAGAATGTAAACATTATGGGATTCCGTATATGCACTACTCGTGAGGCAACCAGACTACTTGGTCACACAGATACCTTCCACTGGAGTGAACTTGATAGGGAGACTGCTAAGTTTAAAAAAGATAAGCAGTACATCCTTCGTAACTGGGGATATAACGAATTGTATCTAGTTCAGTCATCATCACTATCTAACGACGTAGAATTAGATGTGGAAGAGGGTGCTACTAAGGGTAAAATACGTACTGCCTTTAAGAAAAAGTTAAAAGGTAAAGCATCCAACAAAAAAGTTCTATCATCATTCATTAGTCAAATTGCATGAACATCTTTTGTGTCAATGAGGATCCGTATCTGGCAGCATGTGAGTTGCCAGATCGTCATATTGTGAAGATGCCTGTAGAAACGGCACAGATGTTAGCAGTTATCTATAGTCCTCATATTCATGACATTGGTCCTATATACAAGGCAGATGGCACACCTTACAAGACTCAGAAGGGTGCTTTCAAGAATCATCCATGTACTAGGTGGGCAGCAAAGAGCAGATATAATATCAATTGGTTGTTGCAGCATGGTATAGGTCTGTGTGAGGAGTATACTTATAGGTTTGGTAAGAGACATGCCAGTGAGGATGCCATTAGGTATGCTGGTATGTTGTGGTCAGGTACATGTTGGGAGAAACATACCCCATTTGTACGTGCTATGCCAGATGATATCAAGAATGATAGTAGTATCGATACAGTTACAGCATATCAAAAGTATGTTGCATCTAAACCGTGGGTGAAGGATAATTATCTACGTGTGCCAGATAGAAAACCGTCATGGTTATTACCACAACCCAAAAAAGTGCATTATAATATAGACATATTCAAAGATTAAACACATGCCATTCGAACCAGTACCCGTCACTACTCAAGACCTTGTAACTTTCCTAAAAGATAGGCATGGTGAAGACGTAAACAATCAAAATCTTCTAGAAGCAGCAGATCATTATGAGTGCTCACTTGCTACTGTTAAGAAACGTCTTAAGACATATAAAGCAGGTATTGGTAAGTGGGATTTAACAATCACAGAAAGATTAGAAAGAAATCTTGCTGCTCCTGCTGCAAAACCTGAGAGACAGAACTTGATTCCACAGACAGATAACAACTTCGTACCCTTTGGGAACTTTAGAGATCTAAAAAAAGTACTCAAAGCAGGTATATTCTATCCCATATTCATCACTGGTCTATCAGGTAACGGTAAGACCTTCGGTGTAGAGCAATCATGTGCTCAATTGAATCGTGAATTGATTCGTGTAAACATTACTGTGGAGACTGATGAAGACGATCTTATTGGTGGGTTTCGCCTTGTGGATGGGAACACTGTTTGGCATAATGGACCTGTCATCGAAGCACTGGAGAGGGGAGCAGTCTTGTTACTCGACGAAATTGACCTTGCTTCTAATAAAATCCTATGCTTACAATCCATCCTTGAAGGTAAGGGCGTGTTTCTAAAGAAGACTGGTAGATATGTTACCCCAACTAAGGGATTCACAGTCGTTGCTACTGCCAACACTAAAGGAAAAGGATCCGAGGATGGTCGCTTTGTTGGTACTAATGTACTAAATGAAGCATTCCTTGAGAGATTCCCTCTAACATTTGAGCAGGAGTATCCATCTGTTGCTATTGAGCAGAAAATGCTTAAGAACTACTGCACTGAGTTAGATTGCTGTGATGAGGACTTCCAGAAGAACTTAGTTAACTGGGCAGACATCATCCGTAAGACATTTGCTGAGGGTGGAGTGGATGAAGTGATCTCTACACGTCGTCTAGTGCACATAATCCGTGCATTTGCTATCTTTGGTGATAGACTAAAGGCAATCAAGGTATGTCTTAACAGATTCGATGAAGAGACAAAGCAGTCATTCTTAGAATTATATGATAAGATAGATGTTGATGTCGCATTTGACAAAGATACAGAAGAGCAGTAAACTATGCAAAAGTACAGTGAGCAGGAGATCTTGAAAGAGATCTCCGATTACATAAGTCAGACCTACAAGGGTCACTACTCAGTCGGTAATGTTCAAACACTTGATTTGATTGACTCTGTAGGTGACGCTGAAGCATTCTGTAGAAGTAATGTTCTTAAGTATGCATCTCGTTATGATAGAAAAGGAACAGCACGTAAGGATATCATAAAGATTATTCATTACGGCATCCTCTTACTTCACTTTAATGATAAACGAGATCAAGCAGATAAAATCGCTGCAAACAACCCAACCGCATTCACCGTTGATTACGACAAATGAGTATTAGTCTTTCCCCAGTTACCTATGATCTACTAAAAAACTTTAGTAATATTAATAGGTCTATTGTTATTGAACCAGGTAGTAAGATCAGCACCATTTCCATCAACAAGAACATACTTGCAAGAGCAAGTGTGCCCGAAGACTTTCCAAATCAGATGGCATTCTATGATCTATCTACCTTCTTGGGTGGGGTTTCATTGATTGATAGTCCTGAACTTATTGTTGATGATAAGAAGTGTCGTGTTAAGTCCAAGAATGGACGTTCTAGCACCACATTTTATTACGCTGACCCTGATATTATTACCACACCACCTACAAAGGAGTTTGCGGTACCTGATACTGTTGCTTCGTTCGATCTATCATCTGAAACATTGATGACTATTGAACGTGCTGCTAAACTATACATGGTACCAGATCTATGCTTGTATACTAAGGATGGTCAGATGTTATTGACTGTCACTGATAGAAAGAATGATACAAGTAATTCATTTGAGATCGCTGTTGGTGAAGATACACGTGAGTATTGCTACTGCTTTAAGGTAGAAAACCTTAAGGTCATCTCACAGGCACAACGTTCTGCAACATCAGTTAATTATGTTGTGAATATCTCTGAGAAGAAGGTAGCACACTTCAAGGGTCAAAACCTTGATGTTGAATATTTCATAGCACTAGAACCAGACAACGAGTAATTAATTATGTTTCTATGGGTTGAACAATATCGACCAAAGACCATTGAGGAATGTATAATTCCCGATGAATCTAAGGAGATGTTTAAAGCGTTCTTAAAGCAAGGAGAGATTCCTAATCTTCTTCTTGCTGGTCCTGCGGGAGTTGGTAAAACTACTGTCGCTAAGGCATTATGTAACGAGATTGGAGCAGATTATTATGTCATTAATGGATCGGATGAAGGTCGATTCTTGGACACTGTACGCAATCAGGCAAAGACCTTTGCTAGTACTGTTTCTCTCACTTCTAGTTCCAACCACAAGGTTATTATTGTGGATGAGGCAGACAACACAACGCCTGACGTACAATTACTTCTACGAGCGTCGATTGAAGAGTTTCAAAAGAACTGCAGGTTCATCTTTACTTGTAATTATAAAAACAAAATCATAGAA